CGCCGTTTATAGCCATTTCTGGCTTTTGCTAGAAACCCAAAATAATGGTGGGTCGGTCCCTCCTCTTACTTTAATATAAGGAAGGTTCTAGAAAAGGCTCGTTAGGTACATATGTGACCTAACTCCCTTTATCTAGATTCAACCTTTCTTTTATGAAAAGTAATGATAAAATACCGAACATTAAATCAATGAAAAGAAAATTTAAGATTAATAACCTTAAATCGTCTATTCGGAGATTTAAGAAGTCGAGACAACACTCGAAAATCAAATGGCAGAGCAGACTGTTTAACAGCCGGGTATACCACTCGTTAAAATGGTTGTCAAGAACTTATGGTATCGATCCAGATATCCTCCCTCCTATGTACCAGTATATGGCCTTTTTGGACCATCTATCGGTACATAAAGGAGTAGGATATGCCCTTGAGGTTAATAAGATCTCTCGCCTACAAGTTACTAGGTACTTGTCGGGTAATCCCCTACAAGTTGGCCCAGTATCTCATGGCGGAGTTCCTAGATGCCTTAAGGGACTTGTTAAATACTTGATTAATCGTAAGGAACTTCCGTTCCTTATGACTATCATGTTTTTAACTCGCCGAATCACTCTTCCCCTTAAACCTGATATTGAGAGTATTATTTCTCCATACCAGGGAGAAGGTTTAAAGGAGTTCTTAAGCTATATGCCTAGTTTCCTTAAAGCACTTATAAAACTATGGTGCCAAAAGCATTCTAGGAAAAGCTTTCGAGTTCCCCTTTGGGAAGAGTATCACCTTTCCACAAAGAAGGGTCCATCTAAACACCAAGCTCTTGTTGGAAGCCTTTCAGATTTATGTTCTTTACCTGAAAGCCTTATCAACTCGATCAAGGTTTTTGGTGGTCCTTCATTAGAAGAAAGAGTGGACACTGTTCGTACTAATGCTTCCCTTCTTTCTTTGCTTTTTAATCAACCTTTGGAGTTTAATTGCTCCTTTAGAAGATTATCAGCAATTAAAGACTCAGAAGGTAAGACTCGTATTGTGGCCATTGGTGATTATTGGTCACAAACTTGTCTAAAGCCTCTACACGATTTTCTTAATCGGGTATTAGCTGTTATTCCTCAAGACCAAACCTTTAACCAAGGTAAGGGACTTAAGGATTTACCTTTTGATGGGAAACATACATTCTTTTGTTTTGACCTCCACGCAGCTACGGATAGGTTTCCGATAGATATATTGGAAACATTTCTATCTTTACTGTCGTCTGAGGAAAGAGCAAAAGCATGGTATGACATAATGGTTGGCTATCCATTTGAGTTTAAGCCCCTAAAGGGTTCTGTTATCAACCTTAGATATGAGGTTGGGAACCCCATGGGGTTTTACTCTTCATGGCCTAGTTTTGCCATTTGTCATCACTATGTACTTTATGTTTGCTGCAGGAAATTAAGAACATCCTGGTTTTCAGCTAAATATAAATTACTTGGTGATGATATTGTCATATGGGACGAACATCTAGCTACTC